GATGCATTCCCCGGATATCTCTTTATTAGAGAGATATCCCCGCAGAGGGCTTGAATTCCCTCAATCCGCAGTCGATTAGACTATGCGGACCCAGCGACGTTTAATGCTGAACGACGTCGCGCGTTCTTCACTGTCAAAGCGATCCACAAGATCGTCCCGGCGAAGGGCGTCATGGAACCACTCCAGAAGACCAGCCTCACCATCGACCCGATATGATTCGGCTCGAGAAGTAAGAACTGGTACACGTCTCTCGTCTCTTTGTAGATCAGGGTCCCAACGGGAACCTGACCTAGAGACAGGGAGAAAGGTAGCACGATGCAAATATGCATGGCGCTCATCTGAAGAAGCACTGGAATAGGGCAATCGTATGAAGGGTTCCAATCCTTCATCAACCGCCGTTACGACAGTCCACAATCCTGCAAAAAATGCACGATTGCGAAAGTCGACCAGTGCTGCAATTTCAGCTGCATCACTACGTGAGCTTGGAAGCTCAGAGCGAAGTCTTACAACAGACACATCAGTGCCGTCGTAATATTCCGCCCCGCAAGACTCCCGGAACTTTCCGTTCCAAAAGGACTTGCGTCGGTTGACCTTGGCACCGAAGTGCTCTAGCCAACTGATCACGTAGTCGATCGAATCCACGGGGGCGATGATATCATCCCCGTAGACGCTGACGAGACCGGGTAAATCCCCGGCCTGGAGGCGTCGATTCCTTGCCTGCTCAACCCCTGCAACTGTGAGGATCGTGAAAACGATCGCCTCAATTGGAAAGGTAAGAGCAGAACCCATCGATGCGAACTTCTGCAGAGGTAAAACTCCGTAGAAGGGCACATCCGCCGCATGGCTACGAGTAGCCCACACGAAATCCCACAAATGGGGAAAATCGCGTAGGATCTCGTAAACAAGATACCAGTGGACTCTGTCACTTGCTTCGGACAGGTCCAGCGTCCCAAGACTTCCCGTAAGGGAAGCCCTGTGAGCCAACTCGCGATTGCGAGTCTGGTCTTGGAAGCCAAGGACATCTTTGAGAGGTCCTCTCCCAACAAGTTCGTACAGTTCACGCTTCAGTCCCTGCTGTGCATATTGCATCACAGAAGGTTCTATGGCAATGATCCGCGGAGTTGATTGGGTTTTCGGCACGGAGACAACCCTTACGGGTTGTTCTTCCGAGATGGGGATAGTCATGTCTGAACTCTGGAAAACAGAGTTCGCGGTGTATCTCCAAAATGGAAAGACAGACTCAAGTCTGTCATGCCAATAGGAGTAGCTTCGCCGTTCCTTTTGGGAACTGCGCTCAGCAACAGCACCTGGACCATGCTTTGGGACGAGCTCCCAAGAGGCGACCTTGCGGTCACACTCTTGGAAAATTCGACCAAAGAGTCTGCGAGATATCCTACGAAAAGTTTCCAACTTTTCAGGGTCTATACGACCCGGGAGACCAAGCAGGCTACTATCAGTCGCTACAAATTGATCAAACGCGGCTTTCTCCCTTTCGGGAGTACACGCACGTTTGACTTTATGCGTCAGGTAGCAAAACTGCCTGACAGCCCAGATGCATTCAACATCTGGAGTAGCGAGCAAGGAACCGGTTTGTTCGTCGAAGACACGACTGAGGAAACCTCGCATAAATGCGGGGAGCCCTCGGACGTGACGCCATATAGGCATCACGTCTTGAGCCGGCCACTGTCCTGACTCAAGCCCTCTTTCGAGAGCTTTAGCTAGGGATGGCAAGGTGATGGTAAGATACGCATCACCTTCGTCTTCACACCTTTTCGTGACCGTTTCAAGGTCACGAGTGATGTCGATCGAGCAATGCCGTCCTAGGTTAACTAGGACGGATTGGTGGAGTGTTAATAGGCTTTTCATCTGGCCCCTTTCTGGGGTTCGAGTCCAGCTTACTCACACAACAGATTGCTCAGAATCAGCTGCTATTACGCATTCGACTTTCGCACAGCAAGTGCGAAAGCGGAAATTGCAAAACTCACGAGAAGGGAGATGGTGAGAGTGCCGAAAATCATGATGAGTTCCGTCACTTTTCACCACCAAGAACCTTCACAGTGAGTGCAGCACTCGATGCCGTCAGCGCGGCGGCAAGGCCGACGAGCTGATCCTTCAGCTCCGTGACAGTAAAACCGTCAAGAGGAGCGTTACAGGAGATGGTCCAGATGGACGACTTTCGCGAGTTGACCGCAGTAATGGGGTCAGCAGCGATTTTGTTCGTCTTCAAGGACACGGTCGTGCGTCGAGTTGAGCTGTTGGTCGTCTGGGCAACCCGCATCTGCGAAGTTGCGTCGCCGGACGTATAGTCGGCGCTAGTCTTGTCAATCCCCGTACGGGGAAGCGAGATTGTAGCGCCACCAACAGTGACTGACTGAGGATCTGCGAGCATGGTAAGCCCTCCAAAGGGTGGAATTGTAATGCATGGGTTTTGTGAATGTCTGGAGTTTTACATCTTCAGACGTCTCAGATGTCACTTGAGCTTTGTGAGCCCAAGTGCGCCCAGAATTGCGGTTTGACTCCCTGTTAGGGCGCCAGCACCACCAACTCTGAATCCATACGGGTTTGCACGCAAACGTCTCTTATACGTCGTCGTAGACTGAATGTACCCTCGAGAGGGTACACCAGACATAGTCGACGTAGCGGAGATGTTTGACAGGACACGCCAAGAAGAGGCTGTTGCATAAACAGTCTTCTCCATAGCATATCCATAGTGCATGACCAGCAAGTCGTTCGCGTTAAGTTCATTAGCGCGTATGGTATCTCCTATTCGGAGATTCCAATCGACAAGCCAGGACCAAGGAGCCAATTCCCAAAGGGTACTAGGAGTGATCTTAGGATTCATCAGCAGCGATAAACGCTGGAGAAAATCGTTCGGATCGAAACCTAGTGGGTAAAAGGAAGAAAATTCTCCCTCGAACCACCGTCGGGAATTTCGCGTCTTCGTGAGATCGAACGACACATTGCGTAAAGCACTGGTCGTCAGAACTCCGAAGTTGCCAGCATTATAGCTGGCTGCGAATCCTTTGATACCCCCAACATACAGCTCGAGTGTGTCCGTTCCGGACAACACCCCAGCTGATTGGGTCAAAGGTAGGCTATAACTTCTGTGGACGCGCTTGCCCTGCTGGGCAAGCATATCAGTAGCTCCTAGGAGCGCCTGAGCTGCGTTCTGAAGATCGGAGATGAATGGTTTCCATCCAAATTCGAAATTCAGATAATCTTTGCCAAGATTCTTGAAAACGTTGATTCCGTCCTTTAGGACACTTGGAATCAAGCGCGGGAGCCCCTCACGGAGCTCTCCAAGAAATAATGCGGCATCGAAAACCACTGAAGTGGGAGCCGTCCGAGCGTAGGCCTGTTGGGCGAAGGTGTCAAGTCCAGTCTCTGCATAAGGGGCTGGACTAAAGGCACTTCCGCTATGCACAGTATTTAGTGACGTGGTTGGATAACCAGGTACTAAAAGACAATTCTCATAGACTCGGGTGTTACCCGAACCTCGAGCTGTCAGGTTGTGTGCAGGGCCAGCGATCGAATGCTTCTTAAGGTAGAAGGTATGACCCCGGTCGGGGTCTCCCATCGCCTCAAGACCACGCTCTTTCAGACGAGCGTGGTACTTAATCCTTGAAGTTGATTCAAGGAAAGAAGCATACGGATCAGCAGAGAGGCTAGAAACCTCAGACGAAGCAATAGCTTCGGAATGCGGACGGGATCTGAATCCTGTCAGCTCGGCTGAATCCATGACTACAGAGCCATCGTTCACTAGTGCGCCATTCAACCAATATCTGGATGAAAGAGCGCGATTAGCGAATTCTTCTTTGTAGTACGGCATCCCATGTCCTCGTATGGTAAAGGAGCAACCTCTCATATACACAGTATAAGAGGGGTGATCGGCATCACGGGAGGGGCACCCTT